GTTGCCATACCTATCATACAGTTGATAGGGTAAGAGGTAGCAAGGGCAACAAAGCTTTACGAACTCGTAAGGTCCAATTTAATCCAGAATATATGAATATGTATTCTTATTTTTGTAGTAATGGTTGCTATAATGACTTTGCAAATAAATACATTCAACAAGTCATTGCGATTGCACCAAGGAACGAGCCACTACATACACCGATTGATAGAGTAGAGAAAACAACTCACACTACTAATTGGGGACATACCTATACTAATACAAGAATTATAACTGTGGATAATTCTTAATTAGTCTGTTGACAATAGTGTAGGATAATATATTATCCTACACATAACAGAAAGGAATATATGACAAAAGCAAAAACATTAAAAGCAGAATTCTTGCCAGGTGGGGCGAGAAGACAGGAACTATTAGATAGTGCAGTTGACTATCTTAGAAAACCTGGACAAACTCAAAACATCAAACATGAGTTTTGTTTAACTTATCTTAAGATGACAGAAACTGAATATCTTGAGGCATTAAACAAAGCAACTAACGGCGAACTAGTGAGGAACTTATGGAACTAAAAGACAATAAGACAGAGGAAAGAAAGAATAGATTTTCTGGTCAAGCATATGCATTAACACCAGAAGAGGCTAAGATACATGATGACATATTCATCAATGAACTTAGAGCAACTGTTGAAGATAAACAGTTAGGTAGAGGAATGAGCGAACATTGGAAAGAAGTTCGCAAGGGCTTAGATTGGTTTCGTAGAAACAATGCTGAGGCTTACATGGTTCTGTTAGACTAGCGACTAGTAACGAGGGGGCTTCCTGCCCCCTCAATAGAGGTACCAACCCAATTCCAAAATTTCAAACTCGTAGCTTTGTTAAAATATATATAAAAAAAAGGGGTCCCACTGCTTTTTGCTTTATGCCTTGATTTATGTATTCATAGCCTGTAAATACTTATAAGGTTCCAAAATTAATCCTAAAAAATTTTGCAGAAAAAATTATGGAAGTCGATTTAGAAAAGATAAAAAAATTACCACCTGATGTCAGAAAAGAGTTCATGAGAACTTTTGTTAAGTACGCTGACAAAAAGAAAGAACATAAAATACAAAATGAATTTATGTCTTTTGTTAAACATGTTTGGCCAGAATTTATAGAAGGATCACATCACAAAAAAATTGCAGAAAAATTTGATCGTATTGCTAAAGGTGAATTGAAAAGAGTTATTATCAATATGCCACCAAGACATACAAAATCAGAATTTAGTTCTTTCTTATTACCTGCTTGGATGATCGGTAGAAACCCGAAACTAAAAATAATTCAATCAACTCACACCACAGAACTTGCAGTACGTTTTGGTCGTAAGGCAAAGACACTTATGGACTCAGAAGAATACAAACAAGTGTTCAACACAAGACTTAGAGAAGACAGTCAGGCAGCTGGTAAATGGGAAACCCAACAAGGTGGTGAATACTTTGCAGCTGGTGTTGGTTCAGCTATTACTGGTCGTGGTGCGGATCTTCTAATCATTGACGACCCACACTCGGAGCAAGATGCTTTAAATGTAGAAGCATTGGAACGAGCTTACGAGTGGTATACATCCGGTCCTCGTCAGCGTTTGCAACCGGGTGGTACAATTGTTTTGGTCATGACAAGATGGAATACAAAAGATCTAACTGGTAAATTATTAAATGCACAATCAAAAGAACCGAAAGCAGATCAATGGGAAATAATTGAGTTCCCTGCTATCATGCCAAGTGGTGAACCAGTCTGGCCAGAGTTTTGGAAAAAAGATGAATTGCTTGGAGTGAAAGCTTCTTTGTCAATTGGTAAATGGAATGCACAATGGATGCAAAACCCAACTTCAGAAGAAGGTGCAATCTTAAAAAGAGAATGGTGGAGAAAGTGGGAACAAGATGAACCACCACACTTACACCACATCATACAATCTTACGATACAGCTTTTATGAAAAAAGAAACTGCTGACTATAGTGCTATTACTACTTGGGGTGTATTCTATTTAAATGAAGATAGTGGACCACAATTAATATTATTAGATGCAATTAAAGATAGATACGAGTTTCCAGAGCTAAGACGTCTTGCTTACGAACAGTATCAATATTGGCAGCCGGAGACAGTTATTATTGAATCTAAGGCATCTGGCCTACCTTTAACTTATGAGTTGCGAAAAATGGGGATCCCTGTTATAAATTTCACACCTAGTAAAGGTAACGATAAACACACTAGAGTTAACTCAGTCGCACCCCTATTTGAGAGCGGTTGTGTCTGGGCTCCTACTGATCAACAGTTTGCTCAGGAGGTAATTGAAGAGTGTGCTGCTTTCCCGTATGGGGATCATGATGACTTGGTAGATAGTACTACTCAAGCTCTTATGAGATTTAGGCAGGGTGGATTCTTAGAGCATCCAGAAGATGCGTTAGATGAACCATTGCCACAAGTTAAAAAGGTTTATTATTAATGCAAAAATTATTACAACTAATCGAAAAACTTTACGGCAAGACAGCGTTGTCAAAAACACTTGGTACTAGAACAAATGTTATCACTCTTTCTGATAACGAAACAAAAAGATTTATCAAAGACGAATTAAACATAGAAGCTGCTTCTGATACAGCTGCACTAGCTGCAAAAAATAGAGCAGAAAAATTAATCGCTGACATTCCTAAAATGAATGATCAAGAGATTTTAACTTTCACAAACAATCTACAAAGATTAGATAATAAATTAAATCCACCTTCTGCAGAAGTTTTAGATTTTTCTACTAAGAAGCCAGTATCAAAAGAAGGTATTGAGCAATTAGGAGTTGACTTTGGATTACCGGAAGGAGTTGATGAAGGTTCTATTATGGGTCAGTTAACAAGATCTGCACAAAGATTAAGAGAGCAAGCAAAAACTGTACCGGGTATTCAAGAAGGAGAAAAGTTACAAACAGGGGTAATGAGATCTGCTGTTCGATATAAAATGCTAGATGATTTAGAAAAAGGAATTTTAAAAGTATCGGAAGAAGAAGCAGCCATTATTAAAGGTGAAGCAAAAGGAGATCCATTAGATTTATGGTTAGACAATTATGGACCAGATGCAATGGAAGCTATTCAAGAAATGGAACCGGCGTTACGTAGAGGAACCACACCGAAAGATTTACTTTTAACAATTGAAAAAAATGTTGACGCTAGACCTTTAACTGCTGCAGAAAAACTAGAAATGAAAGCAAACACAAGAGAAGCTGGTAGAGTTATGCAAGATTATAAAGATAGAGTTAAAGGAGTAAGCAAAAAAGAATTAAAACAAAAAGATCCAGAAATGTATGATCTTTTATATGGTGAAGGAGATCCAGAAGAATTTGCTAAAGGTGGTAGAGTTGGTTATCAAGATGGTGGACCAACAAAAGATGAATATGGTATTATGTCTTTACCAGCAGCTCCTAACGATCCTGACAGTGTTAATGATGATATTGATAGAGTTGCACAGTTAGTTGCTCAATCTTATAAAATGTCTCCAGAAGCTCAAATGAATAATAAACAAATTGCTTACGATAGAATCGAAGAGATAGCAGAACAAATATCTTACGGTGGAAATATAGATGGGGTTAGAAGTAATCTAATGGATTATTTCAATGACAAAGTTCAAGAGTATCAAAGTATGATTCAAGAATTTTCAACAGGTGGTAGAGTTGGTTTTGCAGGTGGTGGAGCTAAAAAAGGAGTTGAGTCTTTAATTGAAATGCTCAATAAAAAATTTGGTAAAGGCACAGCTAAAAAAGGTTCTGAACTAGAAAGACCAGAAGGTGCAAAAGTAAAACAAATGATTGATGATTTTATGGAGAGAAATCCTGATCCTAATAAACAAATGACTGATGAAGAGATTGAACAGTTTGTTGATGATTATGGTATAAATCCAACAGACGAATATTATACTTTTGATGGTACCCTTGGTGATGCAATGAGAATTGTAAAAGAACAAAAAGAATATGAAGATTATATGTATGACCAATACATAACTGGTAAATTAGATCCAAAAGCAGGTGATGATACTGAAGATAGAATGAAATTTCTAAGACGAAGAGCAGAAGAAATGGAAGCAACTGGTGATAGAAGACTAATGTCTGAAGATGATATGGATGAACTATCAGAATTAGAAGCTAAATATTTAAAAGATGTTGACGAAGCTTACGGTGTTGATACTAAATTAAGAAAAGAATTAAATGAAATGAAAGAATTGGGAGCAAGTAAAACAGCAGAACGTTTTGAATTAAAACAAAAGTATCCTGGTATTGATGATAACTTAATTACATTTATTGTTGACGATCCAAATCCACAAAGAAAAGCAGAAGTACTTGCAACTTTAGATCAAGCTTTTGAATTGATGAAAAGAGGTAAATCACCTGATGAAATTTTATCAATACTTAAAAACATAACAAACAGAACTGAACAAGCTTCAGGTGGCTTAAGTTATTTATCGGGGTTTTAAATGGACATAGGCAAATATAAAAAAGCCATGCGTCCAAAAAAATATTTGGACGGTGATTTTGTAATTTATGATCCCTCGCTGCCCGATGCTAGCGACGAGCAGCTAGGAGCTAGAGACGAGTTTGCAATTGGTGGTGGAGTTATAGAAGGTAATGATTTAGGAACAAGAGAAGGGTTTTATGAACCTGAATTAGTTAATGATTCAAAAGGTAAATATAGAGTTAAATTTTCTTACAATCAAGATTATGGAGATCCTAGATTTAAAGGAGTTCAATATGGAACAAAAAAAGAAATAGAAGATTTAATTAAAGAACGAAATATAATTGCTAAAGAATCTTATAAAACAGGTGTAGGTAGAGCCGCTGAAATTGCAAAAGAAAAAGCTGAAGCAGATATTAAAAAAACAATAGATAGTTTTATTGAAAAAGGTGATTATGAAAATTTTAAAACTAAACCATATGCATCTCAACTAAAACGTAAACTTCCTTCTGGAAATATACGACAGTCTGCAGGTGGTAGAGTTAATCCTAAAACTTTTCAATACATAAGAGATATGTTAGACACTGGTGATTTTGAAAAACTTTCTAAAATTACAGGGAGATCAAAAGAAGAGTTAATTGATTTTAATGAAAAAATTCCAGCAAGAGGAAAAGTTGATATAGAAAAAAGATCAACTGCAGCAAAAGAATCTTTTCCAGAAGAAAGAAAACTCACTGAAGAAGAGAAAAAACAAGCTGAAAAGAAAATTCAAGTTAAAAGAAAAGATAGATTAGAAAAAACTACAGGTAAAGCTAAATTTATAAAAGGCAAAGGCGATTTTCAATTTCACCACATAAAACAAATAGGTGGAGAAGTTCCATTAACTGAAAGTGATATAAGAGTTATCAATAAATCTATGAATTCTAGACTATCACCTTACAATAAAAAATTAAATGATATTGCAGATGCAATATCAGAAAACATTACTGCATCTTTTGATGCACTAAATTCACAAAGAGAAGGAGATAGTTTAAAATATTTAAAAAGAGTTGATGAATTAAATGATCAAGCAGAACAACTTGTAAACAAAGCTACAAAAGAATTACCAAAAGAATTTAAACCTTTAATAGGTTTCAATAAATTTTATGCAAGAACAGATGAATATGGTTTACCTTTAGATGATGTAGTTAGAGTCGAGAGAATAGGAGGTGGTATTAAACAAGGTGAAGTTGAAAAACCTTTAACCCAATACTCAAGAAAAGAGGTAGCTGATTTACAAAAGAAAATAAATCAAGAAGCTACTAAATTAGAATTACAATATAATCAACAAGAAGCTAATGACGTATTAAGTGGTTTTTGTGATAAGAAAAATCTTAAAAATGGAAGTGGCTCACTTGCTTGCGGTATAAAAGAAATAGAAAAGAATTTATTAAAAGAAGGTAGACAAGCTTTAAAGACAGGAGTTAAAACTCCAAGACTTGCAAAGCTAGGAAGTTATATGAGTGGATTATTTGGAGCAATAGATATTCCAATTGAACTTGCTTTTGCAGCACCACACATTTTAAGAGGTGATAAAGATGCAGCGAAGAAGGCTATGATCATTGGATTGTTTGGTGCCGGTCGAGATAAAATTGAAAGAGCTAATGAAGAGTTAGGACCAGACAGTGCAACTTCAAGAATTTACAGATATGAAAAAGCTTTAGAAGATTTCGCTGGAGTCTACACAGATGTTATTAATGCACAAAAAACTTTAGAACGAGAAGATTTAGAAAAGATACCACAAGCAATTCAAGACAGTGCATTAGAAGGTATTCAAAATGGTATAGTTAGATTAAAAGAAATAAAACAAATTGTTGACGAAGGTACACCAACTGTTCAAGAAATATCAGAATCAAAAGCAGAATTAAGAGACTTACAAGCAACTGGAACTTTTGATAGTGATGATTTTACTTATTTAGGACAAGCTCTTTCTGATCCATTACAATATCCTGGTAGATTAAATGTTGGTCTTTCTGGTTTCACTGGTGAAGAAGGACCCGATAGAACTTACACAGGTGAAGATATTTCTGAACCTACAGCTTTTGCAGAAGCTCAAGGAGATGTCATGTATCCATATCAAAAAGAACAAGACTATTTATCAAAAGCAGTTGAAGATGCTTACACTGGATATACTGGTAAAGATATTTTAGATCGTTATGCAGATGTTAAAATTGAAGACATGTATAAATTACCACAAGCAGAACAAGAATATGCAGAACAAGGTTTAAGAAAACTTGCAATGAACATTGGTCCGCAAGCTGCATTGAAGATTGCAGAAGAACAAGGATTAGATCCGTCTGTTTTATCTGGAATGTTTCCAACCGGTTATTTAGAACGTCAAGGTTTTGCAAAAGGTGGAATGAGTCGACGTGATTTTTTAAAATTATTAGGAAGTGCTTTTGGAACTATTGGAGCTGCTAAAGCAGGGTTGTTAAAATTTGCTGGAAAGAAAGTTGCCACTGATGTGATTACAACTCCAGCTGTTGCAGGTAAACCAGAATGGTTTGATGCAGTGATTAATAAAGTTATTAAAGAAGGAACAGATCTTACAGAAAAATTTGCAACTAAAGAAAGAGAACTTGTTCACGTTCAACAATTGGGAGAACAAGAAGGAGCTAGGGTTATTAGAGATTTAGACACAGGTGAAATTAGATTAGAATATGAATCCCCTACAAACATGGGTGAAGAACCAGTAACCTTTACATACAAACCGGCAGAGCAATTAGAAGAAGGTAAAACTGTTCCTGCAAAATTTGAAGCTAATGAAGCTGAACCAAGAGTTGTTAATTGGGATGGAGATATAGAATTTGATGATGAATTTGTTACAGAAAATGTTGATGAGTTAATGTCAGACACGTCTGCTTTAAAACAATATGGAACAGGTAAGTTAGATGAAAAAGATTTAAAGATAAGACAAATTAAAACTCAAAAAGTACAAAAAATTAATTCTGACTCAAGTGAAACCTTAGAGTATTTAGAGTCTTCAGACAGAGGTGTGATGAGTGGTAGATCTGTTCAGGATTATTTATATGAAGCTAAAAGAGTAGGAGATATAAAAGATACCGGTGAACCTCTAGTGAATCCTAATGTTATTATTAAAAATAAACCAAAAAAATAATGTATTCAAAAGGTAAAAAGAGTGGTCCACCACCAAAATCAGGTCCTAATCCACAAGGCTTGAATATTTCATATAATACTGTTAAAACAGTCAAACAATCTGGAGAAAAAAATAATGGCAGACATAGACAAGGCGCTACCAAACATAAAAGATCAACCTGAAGAAACAACTGAAGATTTAGCAGTTGAAATGTCAGAGGAGATGGAACAGGTACAGCCTGGTGAAACAGAAATTACAGAAATGGAAGATGGATCAGTTGAAGTTGATTTTGATCCTAGTGCATTAGCAGAATCAGACGCAGCAGATTTTGGTGCTAACTTAGCTGACTTTGTTGAAGAACAAGAATTAGCTTATTTAGGTTCTACACTTTTTCAAAATTATCAAGACTATAAAAATTCCAGAAAAGATTGGGAGAAAACTTATACTAATGGTTTAGAACTTTTAGGTTTTAAATATGATAATAGAACAGAACCATTTCAAGGTGCAAGTGGTGCAACTCATCCAGTTCTTGCTGAAGCAGTTACTCAGTTTCAAGCACTTGCTTATAAAGAATTACTTCCAGCTAGTGGACCGGTACGAACACAAGTTGTAGGAGTTCAAACACCAGAAAAAACTCAACAAGCGAATCGTGTAAAAGATTACATGAACTATGAGTTGATGGATCAAATGAAAGAATACGAACCGGAGTTTGATCAAATGTTATTTTATTTACCTCTTGCCGGTTCTTCTTTTAAAAAAATTTATTACGATGAATTACTTGGACGAGCAGTATCAAAGTTTGTCCCTGCAGATGATTTAATTGTTCCGTACACAGCTACCTCATTAGATGATGCGGAAGCAATTATTCATCGAATTAAAATTTCTGAAAACGAATTAAGAAAACAACAAGTTGTGGGTTTCTACAGAGATGTAGAATTAAAACCTGGAAATAATAATTTAACTGATGTTGAACAAAAAGAATTAGAACTAGAAGGCACAGTTAAAACAGGAAGAGATGATGATATTTTTACTTTACTAGAATGTCATGTTAATTTAGACTTAGAAGGTTTTGAAGATCGAGGACCCGATGGGGAACCAACTGGTATAAAATTACCTTACATTGTAACGATCGAAGAAAACTCTAGAGAGATATTATCTATTAGAAGAAACTACGAACAAAACGATCCTAAGAAATCTAAAATACAATACTTTGTACATTTTAAATTTTTACCAGGATTAGGATTTTATGGATTTGGTTTAAT